ATTCCAATATACCGCGCGAGATCGCGCGAGACCCCCTACCGATGACCGAACCTCGCGCGGATTTTTCCGGGACATCGCCGGGTGATGCCAGGGAGATGCCGACGAGATGAATGGCGGCTTTTCTGGATCAGAGCAATAATTGATTAATCGCGGAAGGGAGAGTGGCGACCCGTGAAGAAAAACGCGGAGAAAGCTGAGATCGAACGGCTGACAGAGATCTATCGCGGGCTGCCGCCCAAACAATTTGCGCTTGCTCAGGGGCTGATCATCCAGGCGGCCCGGCTGCGGGTCCGGCTGGACAAGTTGTGGGCCGAACTGGAAGAAAAGGGCGAGACTGAATGGTTCACACAGTCAGAGAAGACGGAACCGTATGAACGGGAGCGCCCGGCGTCCAGAACGTTCACAGCGACTGACAAAAGTTATCAATCCATCATTAAGCAGCTGAACGACATGATCCCGGCGGAAAAGGAAACGGTATCTGGTTTGGAGCTGGATCTGAATGATATCTAAGAATTACATTCTGATCTATTACCAGCAGATCAAGGACGGCTCCGTCACTGTCGGGGAATGGATAACCCGGTGGTATGAATACATCGTTCACGGGCTTGAACAGAAGAAATTCTTTTTTGACCAGAAGAAGGCGGCGCGGGCGATCGCGTTCATCCAACAGTACTGCCGGCACCATGAAGGACCGCTGGCCCCGCAGCTGATAAAGCTGGAAGTCTGGCAAAAGGCGCTTGTGTCTGTGATCTTCGGGATTGTGGACAAAGACGGCCTCCGGCAGTTCCGGGAAGTATTCGTGGTGATGGGCCGGAAGAACGGCAAGACACTCCTGGATGCGGCGATTGCGTGCTATATGATGATCGCTGACGGGGAGTACGGTGCACGGGCTTTTTTCTGTGCCCCGAAGCTGGATCAGAGCCGGTTGGCCTTCGAATCTTTCTATCAGATGGTATCGAAGGACCCGCGGCTGAGCCAGATGGCGAAGAAGCGCCGGACGGACGTGTACTTTGCCGAAAGCAATTCCTCCGCGATGCCGGTGGCCTTCAGCGAGAAGAAGACAGACGGCCTGAACCCGTCGTTTGTCTCCTTGGATGAATTGGCGAGCTGGCGGGGTGAAGCGGGCCTCCGTCAATACGAAGTTTTCAAGAGCGCACTGGGCGCGAGATCTCAGCCGCTGATGTTCGGGATCTCCACCGCCGGTTATGAGAACGAGAGCATATACGACGAGCTTATGAAGCGCTCGACAGCAGTACTGAACGGGAACAGCCAGGAAAGCCGGCTGGCCCCGTTTTTGTATATGGTCGATGACGTTACAAAATGGAACGATATCGACGAGATCCGGAAGGCCAACCCGAATCTGGGCGTATCCGTCAGCGTGGATTATATGCTTGAAGAGATCGCTGTCGCTGAGGGGTCGCTTTCAAAGAAGTATGAGTTCATCTGCAAATACTGCTGCGTAAAACAATCTGCTTCACGTAGCTGGTTTCCGGCGGAGGTCGTCAAAAAGATGTTCGGCCACCGGATGCCGCTGGAACAGATGGCAAACCACTATGTACTGGCCGGCGTGGACTTGTCCCAGTGCGTGGACTTGACGTCAGCCTGTATCGCTTGTGAGAAGGACGGTATCATCTGGATCCATTCACACTTCTGGATTCCGGGAAACCGGATCGCGGAGGCTACGCAGCGGGACCAGATTCCGTACCAGATCATGATCGACCGCGGGTTCTGTTCTCCGTCCGGCGGGGAGTTCATCGACACGAACGACGTGTTGAACTGGTTCAAGTCGCTGGTGAAGGATCGGAAGATCTACCCGCTTCAGGTCGGGTATGACCGATACAGCGCCCAGGAATGGGTCCAGCTGATGGAAAAGGCGAGCTTCCACATGGAAAGCGTCTTCCAGGGCTGGAACCTGACAGGCATTGAGGACACCTTTGAAGGGATGCTCCGGGAGGGCCGTATCAGGGACGCAGATGATAACGACCTGCTGAAGATCCACATGATGGATGCGGCCCAGCAGATCGAGACCGGGACCTCCGCCCATCCGCGGAAGAAGCTGGTCAAATTGAGTAAGAACGCGCACGTGGACGGCGTGGCCGCCATCATGGATGCGATGTGTATGAGGGCGAACCATTGGGCAGAGATGGGTAAGCGCCTGATGAACGGCGGAGGGTGAGAACATGGGACTGATGGAAAGACTTTTCGGGAGGCGGGTTAATGAAGAGCCCGTCAAGCTGAAACAGGCGAAGACGTTCCAGATGCTGGACGGCTATGTGCCGGCGTTCCATACGTGGAACGGGTCGATATTCGAGAGCGAACTGATCAGGGCGGCGCTGGACGCGCATGGTAGGCACGCGGCAAAGCTGAATCCGGAAGTGGATGGAAGCGCAAAGCCGAACCTGCGAAACCGTCTGGCTGTTATGCCGAATGAGTTCCAGACCTGGCCCCAGTTCCTGTACCGGGAAGCCGTGATCCTTTACGCGAGGAACACGGCTTTTATTGTGCCGACGCGGGGTGATTACGGCGAGCCCAACGGCATCATCGGGATCGTACCAGAGCGCTGGGAGTTGGTGGAGTATAACGGCACCCCGTACATCCGCTTTACGCTGAAGAATAACAAGCGCCTTGCGGTTGAACTCTGGCAGGTTGGCATCCTGACCCGCTACCAGTACGAAAGCGAGCTGTTCGGCGAATCCAACGAGGCCATGAAGGCCGTGCTGGATCTGATCGAGATGCAGCGCCAGGGCATCACGGAAGGCATCAAAAACGGTGCCTCCTATCGCTTCAGTGCACAGTCTGATAACTGGGCGACGGATGAAGACCTGGCGGCGGAAATGCAGCGGTTCAACCAGTTCACATTCCAGAACAAAAAGACCGCCGGCGGCCTGGTGCTGTTTCCGAACACCTACACAAACGTGCAGCAGCTGAAGCAAGAAGCCTACAAGGTGGACGCTGATCAGCAAGCGCTGATCAAACAAAACGTGTTCGACTACTTCGCGGTAAACGAAGATGTGATCCAGAACAAGACCTTCGGCGATGCCTGGCTGGCGTTCTATGAAGGCGCGGTCGAGTGGTTCGCGATCCAGCTGAGCGAAGTGCTGACAAAGATGCTGTTCTCTGAGCGGGAACGGCAGTTCGGGAACCGGATCTGGTTCACATCCAACCGGCTGCAGTATATGAGCAACGCTGACAAGCTGAACGCAATCTCCACTTTTGCGGACCGTGGCCTGATGACCCGGAACGAGCTGCGGGAGATCATGAACCTTTCCCCGCTGCCGGATAATATTGGCAACCAGATCCCGGCACGCGGTGAGTATTACGACGTAGTCGCGGAGACGAACGAAGGGCCGGCTGAAGGGAATGATCCCGGATGAAGAGAGCGATCGCCGTAGACTTTGATGGAACCCTGTGCGTGAACGCCTGGCCGAAGATCGGAGAGCCGAACACGGCACTGATCGATCAGCTGATCGAAGAGCAGAAGAACGGCGCGGTGATCATTCTCTGGACCTGCAGGGCGCGGAGGATGCTGAAGGATGCCGTCAGCTGGGCAGAAGAACAGGGACTCACTTTTGATTATGTGAACCAGAACGTACCGGAACGGATCCGGGCGTTTAAGAACGACAGCCGGAAGATCAGCGCGGACGTGTATGTCGATGACAGAGCGGCCGCTTTTTCATTCGGCAAAAAACTGAATCTGGGAGGGAAAGACAATGAATAAGGAAACACGGTCTTTCAATTTTGAAGTACGGGCTGAAGAAAACGAACAGCACGGCACATTCATTACCGGCACGCCGATCGTGTTCGACCAGGCGACGGACATGGGCTGGTATCAGGAAACCATCGACCGGGAGGCGCTGAACGAAACAGACCTCCGCGATGTGCGCTTCCTGGTGGGACATAATACCAGCATGATCCCGCTGGCCCGCAGCCGGAACAACAACGAAAACAGCACCATGCAGATGACCGTTGACGACAACGGCATGAACATCCGCGTAGATCTGGACATAGAGAACAACGCGGAAGCGAAAGCGCTCTATTCCGCCGTGAAACGCGGGGACATGACCGGTATGTCCTTCATGTTCACGGTGGATAGCGATAGCTGGACCGACACCGATACCGACTACCCGAAGCGGCTGATCCGTTCGATCTCCCGCGTGCTGGAAGTCAGCGCGGTGGCCTTCCCGGCATACCCCGGCACATCCATCCAGGCTGCTTCCGAAGGCGAGACACTGGACAGCGTCCGCGCCTCACTGGAGAGTGCAAAGAAGCAGATCGAGGAAGAGCGTGCCGCGCAAGCTGAGGCAGAACGCCGGACGGCGGCTCTGGAACGGCTGAACAATCTAATCGGAGGTAAATGATCATGGAAAACCTGATCGAGAAGTCCGTGGAAGAGCTGGAAGCCCGTCAGGCGGAAATCGCCGGCATGAGCACCGAAGATGTCGCCACGGAAGAAATCGAAGCCAGGGCGAACGAGCTCGAAGCCATCAAGGCCGAACTGGAAGCACGTGCCCTGAAGGCCGCCGAAGAGGCGGAAGCCCGGAAGGCCGTCGAGAACGGCGCCGGCGAGATCAAAGAAGAACGTAAACAGGAGGAAAAGAAAATGGAGATTTCCGAAATCCGCAACAGCCCCGAATATCTGGAAGGCTATGCCAACTACCTGCGTACCGGCAATGACAACGAATGCCGTACCGTGCTGCTGACGAAGAACGCTCCCGCGTCCGGTCAGCTGCCCGTCCCGGATATGGTCGAAGCGACCATCAAGACCGCCTGGGAAAAGAACGAGTTCCTGAACAAGATCAAGAAGACCTACTTCCGCGGCAACCTCCGTGTCCCGTTCGAACTGAGCGCGACCGGCGCCTGGAAGCACGTTGAAGGCACCACCGGCCTGACTGAAGAAGAAATCACGATCGGTATCGTCCAGCTGGTTCCCCACAATGTGAAGAAACTGGTCCGGGTGACCGACGAGTGCATCGCGATGGGCGGCGAGGAATTCATCCGCTACATCTACGAGGAAGTCACCTACCAGATCCTGAAGGAACTGGTAAAGGAGATCATCGACGTGATCGACGATGCTTCCACCAGCAACGGCGCGACTGCTATCGGTATCCCGAAGGTGAAGGTAGCTCCCAGCGTCATGGCGCTGCCGAACGCCGCTACCAACCTGAGCGAAGAAGCGACCGACCTGTGTGTCGTGATGAACCGCCTGAGCGAGGCGAAGTTCAACACCGCGTATGCTTCCGCCAACTTCGCGATCGATCCCTTCGCGGGCTTCACAAAGGTGTACTGCTCCGCGCTGCCGGCTTATGACACCGCCAGCGAGAATGATATGTACGCCCTGGTTGGCGACCTGAAGGCCGTCCAGGCGAACTATCCGGAAGGCGAAGGCGTCATCATCAAGTGGGATGACATGAGCGAAGCTGAGGACGACATCGTGAAGGTTGTCGGCCGTCAGTATGTCGGCTTCGGCGTGACCGCTCCCGGCCGCCTGGTCAAGCTCACCAAACCCGGTGCCTGATGATCAAGGTAAAACTGCTTATACGGCAGAAGGAAGGCGAGGTCGGGGAGATCGTTGAGGTTTCCCCGGACCGCGCCGATTTCTTCTTCTCCGTAGGGGCTGCGGTGCCGGTTGTGGAAGCCAGGGAGCAGGCTGAGAAGCCGGGGCCCAAAGCCGCAAAGAAAACGCCGAAGGCTGCGGCGAAGAAAAAATAAACAGCTTAGAAGGAAGAAGGAAGCATGAAACTGATGGTGGCCGTGCCCACCGTGGACTATGTGAGCTCACAATTCACGGACTGCTTTGCCAGGCTGATAAAAAAGCTCGCGTCTGACGGTGTGGACTTCGATTACAGGATTATCGGCGGGACACTGGTGTATATCGCCAGGGACCGCCTGGCTAAGTATGCAATCGACAACGGGTTCACCCACGTCCTGTGGCTGGACTCTGATATGACTTTCGGGCCTGATATCGTGGATGATCTCCTGTTCTGCGGGAAGGACATGGTATGCGGTGCCTTTGTAAGCCGGCGGCCTCCATACGGGCCATGCGTCTATACTTCCATAGACGATCCGGCCAATATGATCAAGGTGGAAAACTTCGGGACGGAACCATTCCGTGTTGACGGGTGCGGGTTCGCCACAGTGCTGACCAGCGTGGAACTGCTGACAGACGTTTGGAGCGTGTTCGGCACCTGCTTCCGGCCGACGGAGCGATACGGCGAGGATCTGGCATTCTGCGACAGGGTGAAGCACCGGGGATACGAAATCTGGTGTGAGCCTACCGTGAGGCCGGGCCACATCGCGCACGTGCCTGTGTATGCCGGCGAGCACCTCTTCGGGGGTGACGGGGCATGACAAAGGTATTGATCGCGGCTCCGCTGCGGCAGGACCCGAAGATATTCCGCGAGTATCAGAAAGGCCTGGACAGCCTGATCATACCGGACGGCGTACAAGTCGACCGGTATTTTGTTGTGAACGACTGCGACAGTGTAATTACGGAGATCCGGAACGCCGAGTTCGACGTCGTAAACAACGAAAACGTGACAGTGTACCAGAACCATCTGTGGACCGGTGAACTGGTCAGCGCAATGTCCGTCTACAGGAACATGACAATCCGGAAGATGCTGGACGGCGGGTATGATTACCTGTTCAGCGTGGATACGGACCTTGTCCTGGAAGAGCATACGCTTCAGCAGCTGCTGGCGGATGACAAGGACTGCGTCGCCGGCCTGTTCTGGACAAACGGATGGACAAACGCGTGGATGTATGACCAGGTGAGCGAGAACAATCTGCCGGAATGGCAGAAGCCCGGCCTGTACCGTGTGGGCGGGACCGGGGCACTGTTCCTGATCAAGCGGAAAGTACTGGAAGCCGGTGTGGATTACACACCGATCCCGAACCTGCGTAAAGCGGTATTCGGAGAGGACCGGCACTTCTGCATCCGGGCCGTGTGCAACGGCTTCGAGATCTGGGCGGACAACCGCTGCCAGCCGGTACACCTGTACAGGAACAAACAGTATGACGACTACATTGGCGGGAGGGCGAAACCATGTTTGCTGAAGTGAAGGACACGCTGCCGATCAGCGGCGACGATTATGACGCCCAGATCATCCGGGAGATTAAAGCCTGTGCGCTGGACCTGACCACATCGGCAGAGATTCAGCTGCCCGGGACGATCTCGATCACGTGGGAGCCTCTGACAGGGGCTGTGACGGATACCAGCACGCTGACGGATGAACTGATCATTACAGCGATCTCCATCTGGTGCAATATGCGGATCGGGAACCCGCCGAACTACGACAACCTTCTGGCAGCGTACAACAGCCTGAAGGGACAGCTCCGGCTGAGTAAGACCTATACGACCAGCGAGGTGACGACGGAATGAGGATGATGACCAGCTGTACGCTGATCGGTTTCTCTCCGGACGCGCATGAGGTCGGGTCTGATCCGGTACACATCCGGAGGAAAGTGAAATGTCAGGAACTGGCGCTGAACATGACGGAGGTTTACCAGAGCGGCGGCGAAGGGCTGAGCCCGGAGGCGAAGCTGCTGATCCCTTACGACAGGGATTACAAAGGCGAGCGCGAGCTGGAATACAGGGGCGAACGCTGGAAGGTCCTGCGGGAAGATCCTTACAAGGACTGGAACGGCGTTGTCCTGTTGATTGCCAGAAAGAAAGGCAACAGCGGACAGTGGAGAGCACCGGCGACGACGGAGGTGGGTTGAGATGCCGACAGAGTACACGCAGTTAGTGGCGGCGCTGAAGGCGCTCACCCAGGGCGATGCACCCAACAAAGTTACTCTGCCGATGGCAGAGGACGAATGGACCACCCGGCCGGAAACAGTCAGCTATGGGATCGTTCAGCTGGACTTCGAGGCGGACGCACTGCACGGAGATAATATCAAAGTCGTGACGGCCTACGAAGGGAGCGTAGATCTGTACAGCCTTCAGCGAGACGGTGCCGGATGGGTGCCGCTGATCGTGAAGGCGCTGACGGACCACTGCGAAGGAGCATGGAGCCTGAACGCGCATATGTACGAACGGGAGACCGGTCTGTTCCACTGGGAATGGGCCTTCCAGGTGGAGGGATAAACATGGCGTGGGGTATTCACGTGACGGGAATGGAGCAGCTATACGACGCATTCGACAAGCTGCCAGATAAGGCGCGCAAGATAGCGGCCGAGGCACTCTTTGAGGGTGCCGGTGTTGTTGCTGACGCGGTCAGCAAGGCGGTGAATGGCATCGCCACAGAAAAATTCAAGTACGCCAAAGGCGACCGGAAAAGATTACCGTCCCCGGAAGAAAAGGCAATCCTTCTTAATTCCAGGCACGGTGTCGCCAAATTCAGAAAAGGCGGCGTTTATGTTCAAACAAGTGTCGGGTTTGATAACTCCGGTTATGGCGTAATCACGTGGAACCACGCAAAATCCAGCAACAGTCGCACCAAATACAAACAGGGCGCGAACGGGCGGATGGTTCATGCCAGCCAGGGAACCGGTGCAAGTATGAAACCTGTTCCGCTGATTGCCAACGCGATCAACAGCGGTACCAGTTTCATGAAGAAGCAGCCGTTCCTTCGGAAGGCTTTTTCCCAGTCCAAAGGACCGGCAACAGCAGCCATTGAGGATGGCTTGATGTCCAGGCTTGATCAGTTGGGCCTGGGCTAATTTTTATCAAAACGGAGGTAAACAAAAATGGCAAACCCCAATGTAGGTATGATGTACCCTGTCTGGGCGCCGATCACCACGCATACCGACGGATCCATGCCGACCTATGGCACCGGCCGTGTGATCCAGGAGGCGCGGAACGCGACCGTCACCCGGAACTATAACGATAACCCGCTGTACGGCGATGACCGGATTGTGGATACCGATAACGGCCTGATTGGCCTGACGATGAGTTTCGAGTCAACCGGCCTGAGTGACGCGGACCGCAAGGCCCTCCTGGGCGAGGAAGACTACGGCACCAGCGGCGTCAGCGGCCAGTGGGTCAGCGATAACGAGACTCCCTGGGGCGGCTTCGGCTATATCCGGAAGATGCGGGACAATGGCACCCGCAAGTTTGAAGCGTGGATCACGCTGAAGATCAAGTTCCAGGAAGAGAGCCAGGCGACCAACACGAAGGAAGGCTCCATCAGCTGGGGCACACCCACGCTGAACGGTATCGCCGCGGGTCTGTATGTGGATAGCTCTGATAAGATGCGGTTCCAGCTCCACAAGACCTTCGCTGCGATTTCTGACGCGAAGACTTGGATCAATACGATGCTGAATGTCAGCAGCACCTGACGGTAAACAATGGGGGCCGGAGCGATCCGGCTCCCGCTTTTTGTACATGAAGGAAGGAAGAACGAAAAATGAAGGAAGAAAAGAAGCTGCCGATGCTGAAGATCGGCGGGCGGGAAATCCCACTGTTTTATTCGGCCCTTGAAATGGCTGAGATTCAGAAAGATATCGGATGCACTGCTTACCAGCTGAATGAGTATGTGTTCGGTATTCATAAGGAAGATGAAGACGATCCGTCCAGTCTGAAATTCGGCATCCTGGATGACGGTGAAAAGATGAAGAAGTTCGGATCGTTGATCCGGATCCTGGGCAATGCCGGTCTGGAAGAGGAAGGGAAAGAACCTGACCTGACGGACAAGTGGATCCTCCGAAACATGAAGCCGGGAATGACCATGATTTACGTGATGGCTCTGGTTGCGGTAATCAGCGAAGGAAACCGGATCGAGAGTGTTACGAAGGAAGCCGGAGGGCCTGTGGATGAGACCCTTGAGGAACAGAACGCAAAAAAACAGCAAGGGAACTGACCTACCTGCGGGTAGTTTCCTATGGCTTGATCGCAGGACTGCGGCGGGATGAAATCAACCGGATGAGACCCGGCGAGATCATCACGCTGTATATGTACCGGAGAACGTATGACCAGGAAACGGCGATAAGGATGTGAGTGCATGGCGAACGCGAAGCTGGACGTTGATATTGGCGGTTTTATATCAAATATTTCTTCTGCGAAGAATATCCTGAAGGGTCTCGACGCAGAAATGAAAGCCACGGATGCGACTTTCAAGGCGACAGGAAACGCGGAACAGCAACTGGCTAACAAAACAAAGACGCTGAACAGTCAGATCCAGATCCAGAAAGGCATCGCTGATCAGGCGGCTCAGGCGCTGAAAGCCATGACGGACGCAGGGGTTGATCCGGCTGACGCTGCATATCAGCGGCTGTATGCCACGATGATGAATGCCACAGCCGGCATGAATAATGCCCAGGCGGAGTTGAACGGGCTTAGCGGAAGCGCCCAGGGCGCTGCTGCAAGTGCGGATCAGCTGACGACCAGTGTGCAGGGCATCGGAAAGAAGATAAGCCTTGACCAGGTCATTTCCGGAATTGACAGGATTAAGACCGGACTTGAAGATGCGGCTAAGAAAGCTATCCAGTTCGGGGAAGATCTCTGGAACACCATAATGGACAGTGCCAGGCGTGCGGATGATACTGCGACGATGGCGGAAATGTATGAGATCCCGCTTGACCGGTTCCTGAAGATGCAGCGTCTCGTTGGAAGCGGTATGGATACGACAGTTGATTCCATGCTGTCCGGGATGGATAAACTGAACAAAGGCATCGGTAAAGAAACAGCCGCTACGATTGAAGCGCTGAAGGATCTTGGAATCGAATATAAGCGCCTTGCCGGCGATGAAGGTGTCGGCGAATACGTGACACGGGACGCTACTGAGGTGTTCTGGGAAGCCGGCCAGGCTCTGCTTGCAATGGGCGACGCTTTCGATAAAGAAGCTGCCGCGACTGCGCTGTTTGGGAAGAGCTGGAAAGAACTTCGGCCGCTGTTCAATACATACAAGAGCCTGGAAGAATATAACAAAGCCCTGGATGAAATGACGGTCAATGATGAAGAAACCATCAGGGACCTTGCGGCGCTGAATGACGCTGTCAGCAATCTGGAACGAAGCTGGACCGTGCTGAAGGACGAAGTCCTTGGGGCGTTAGCTCCGGCACTGAAAAGCGGAGCGGATGCGATCTCTGGACTGTTGGATTCATTGACTGAATACCTGAAGAGCGAGGACGGACAGAAGCTACTTGATGACCTTGGCACGGCTGTCAGTGGCTTGTTTGATGACCTGGGAAAGATTGATCCAGAACAGGTCGTTTCCGGATTCACAAGTGTAATAACTGCTGTGACTGACGGGGTCAAGTGGCTTGTAGATAACGCGGAAACAGTGAAAGGGATTCTGGGCACAATCGTAGGCGCGTGGGCTTTGTCAAACGTAGCAATTGCCGGACTTGAAATTACAAAGCTGATCCAGGGCATCCAGGGACTGGCAGGTGCCGGTGCAGCTGCTGCAGCAGGCGAAGCCGGAGCGGCTGCCGGCGCAGCATGGGGTTCCGGGTTCGCAGGGGCTGTTGCGAAAGCGATACCGCTCTTGGCTCCGTTCCTGATTGGAGCTGAAACGATCAAAAACGATATAGAAGGACAGGCAAAGGATCAGGCAGCAGCTGAAAAGAGAACAGCTGCTTATCTTGAGACCGCCAACAAAGTACTTAGCACCGGTGACGATAATCTGATGCTGGCGACAGCTGCGCTGCTGAGCCTGGGAGACACAAATCAGGCGATTAATGTTGATGCTCTGAATAATATTGCACAGAAGTGGGCAGACTGGAACGATTGGAGCAAAAACGACAAAAGCAACCCGATCTGGGAAGCGCTGACAGATTCGCTCAGCGATGAAACCTATGAACGCTTTGGGGATCTGATGACCAACGTCCTGACCGGCGGAACATTTGATCAGAGGGATACGACGGAACTGCTGCAGCAGGTCATGCAAGAAATTAGCGATGCAGCTGACGACATGATGCCGGAAGTCCCTGTTGACCTTACGGTACCAAGTGATGCAGCACAGCAGCTTTCAGCAATGATCGGGACGGTTCTTGTTCATTGTCAGGCTGTGCTTGATGGAGTGGACGGCGAGCACGCAAACGGACTGCCGTATGTCCCTTATGACGGATACCTTGCACGTCTTCATAAGGGTGAGCGGGTCGTGCCGGCACGGGAAGTACAGAGCAGGAGCTTTAACAGCAACCTTTATGTCGAGTCTATGTATATGAATAACGGCACGGACGCGGCCGGGCTGGCCTCCGCAATGGCAGCCGCCCAGCAGCGGATGATGAGCGGATTCGGGAGTTGTTGACATGGGTAAAAGTTATTTTATCTGGAACGGCATCGACTGCCGGAATATGGGTGTTGACCTGGCGGGGCCTGTGTCTATCGTTCGACCTGAAGAGCGTGTAAAACACGTGGAAATTCCTGGCCGGAGCGGCGATCTGACATACGTTGAAGGAGAAAACGTCTTCAACAGCTACATTCAGACGGCGACGATCCAGGTCAGGGGCGGCTACCATGTGCGGGACGTGTACAGGTGGCTCCGCGGATCCGGATATGTGACCTTCAGCGGGGAACCTGACCGCCGGCAGCCGGCGCGGATCATCGGTGCGATTACCCTGGACAAGCACAGCCACAACCTGGACATCTGGACCGGAGAGGTGCAGTTCTACTGTCAGCCCCTCAAGGAACTGCTGCAGGAGCCCACCGTAGAGATCACAAGCAGCGGTACAGGTATTATAAACTCCGGCGATGTGACGGAATACCCGTGGATCAAAATGACTGCCAGCGGGACAACGGCGGTAATTACGATTGGCGGAAACAGTACGCTGATGACCGGACTGACCAGCGGCGTCAAGTATACGCTGGACAGCGAAACGCAGGAGATGATCACACTGAGCGGCGGGGATTTGGTGACCAATAAGACGGTAGGATTGTTCCCGATCATTCCGGTAGGGAGTCAGACGGTCACCGGCAGCGGATGGAGCAAGTTAGAGATCAAACGAAGGGAGCGTTTCCTGTGATCTGTGTATATGATATCGAGAACAGCAATTACAGTAATAACGGCGACGCGATCCTGATGCCGACGAAGTGCACGATCAAAAATGTTGCAGCCGGACAGTATGACCTGACGATGGAACACCCGATCGATCCGGACAATAAATGGGCGCGACTTCAGCCGGAGGCTATCATAAAAGCGCCGATCCCGGCGGAACTGATCGAAAACGCCTATGCCGGGATGGAGGTAGACGTATACAGGACGACCGAAAGGGCGGCGCTGCGGACAGGCCCGGCGGAACCGGTGCCGATCATATGCCAGCCGTGGAGCATCACGGCAAATTACAGCGTCGGCGCGCAGGTTTCGTTCTACCATCAGAATTATCAGTGCACATACTGGGATGACGACGACGCGATTCATAAGCACCTCGCTCCCAGCGGGAGCAGCTGGTGGACAAAGATCGCAAACATGACGTCGGGCTATCCGGTACTGGTTCAGAACAAATCCGGCGCGGAACTGTATTACGTTGACGGCCCGGAAAGCGGCTGGTATCAGATGTCTACAACATATGGCCTGACCGGGTATATCAAATCGTCACAGGTGGAATATGTACGGCACCTGACGCCGTCAGAGACACATGACCGGCTGGTCACGGAGCAGCTGTTCAGGATTAAAAAAGTATCTGTAGACACGAAAAACATGACTGTCAGCGTGACGGCAGAACACGTGAGCTACGACCTTAACGGCGTACTGATGGAAAACGTTAAGATTGTAAATCAGCCTCCTGCACAGGCGCTGTCATGGATTGAAAATGCCTTCATGATCAGTTATCCCGGTTCCATTGCGTCGAACATTACCTCAAGCACGGACCGGTTGTACAGTGCGGAACTGAGCGGAAAGAACGGAATGTTTGCGATCCTTGACCCGGACAAGGGAATCGTCGCCCAGTTCGAGGCGGCGTTCCGGCGGGACAACTGGGATCTGTTTGTAATGGAGAAAACCAACACAGACCAGGGGTTCCGGATCCGGTACGGCAACAATATGCTGGGCGTGAATTGGCAGATCGGAAGCGACCAGCTGATCACCAGGATCGTGCCGGTGGCGAAGGACGAAGACGGCAACGACCTGTATTTGATGGATGAAGATGAAGAAGATCCTGATTATGATTACATTTGGATCGACAGCCAGTATATCAGTAATTATCCGGTGATCCGGATGGAACGGCTGAAGGTTGACGGCCAGGTCGGAAAAGACGATGGATCAGAGACGGAAGTAATATGGACAAAGGAAACGCTGCGGGCGGAAATGGCAAAGCAGGCGCGGGCCAGGTACAGCGTGGACAAGTGCGACAAGCTGAAACACGAAATCACGATAGACTTCGTTCGCCTGGGAGACACGGAAGAATACAAGCAATTCAAAAATCTGCAAAAGGTCAGGCTGTATGACACAGTCATCGCGGTAGATCCACGGATCGACCTGAGCGTATCTGTCCAGGTTACGGAAATCGAATTCGACGCAGTGAATGAACGGATTACGGCGATGAAGCTGTCGAACATCGAAGCGTACAATCTGAAAAATACAGCAGGATTCAACGTGCTGAACAACAGCATCACTGGCGACAAGATGACGGATGAAGCTGTGGGCGGGTTGGTGCAGGAAGCGACAGACGAAGCAAACGCATTCACGATAGCCCAGGTCAGCGGGTTAAGCGTCAGCCTGAAAGCCTGGGCGACAAATAACTTTGAGCCGAAGAGCAGCGGCGAATAACCGTAAACAATACTGACGGGAGGAACTGAGCTATGGCAGTTTACAAACGGGATATGATCGATCTCAACCTGGAAACCGGAAACATTCATCGGTCCTGGCTGAAGCATTCTATCGGATTGAATGACAGAGCCGCTGACCACTTCGGCGTTCGCGTGTACAGAAACGGCGAACCCGTCAACCTCGTCGGCGTGAGCGTACAGGGCGTTTTTATGCCTCCGCAGGGCGATCCGATCAGCATTACGTCCGGGAATATCGTCAGCGGAAACGAAGCAGAAGTTGTGCTTCCGGCTGCCTGTTACAACTATGACGGACAGTTCTGCCTTGCGATCCGTTTGGTTGACGTGAGCAATAGCGTCACGGATACGGTTCGGATCGTTGACGGTATGGTTGATAACACCCATTCCGGCGGAACGATCTCTCCGCTACCGGTTGAGCCGACCTGGGCAGAGATCAAAGCTGCATATGAACAGGCTGTCACGGTCGTGAACAAGTCTGTCCGTTTTGACACGACCCAGAGCCTGACAGATGCACAGAAGGCGACGGCCAGGGGAAACATCGGCGCTGTGTCTGAAGGAACGGCGAATGAACTGGCAATGGATATCGGTGCGTATGTCGAAAGCATTGATAACGCATCATATATCGACCTTGGGAACAAGTGGCTTGGTTTCCGCAGAGGTTATTATTCTACTCCTGCTGTCAATTCAACAAGCAGTTATCAATCAAGCAGTGAATACTTTTACGGGCTTGCGGCTTGTCAGCCGGGAAAAGTGCTTCACGCACACGTATATGGAGGGGCATCGGATACTGCGGCTGCATGGTGTTTCCTTGATAGCAGTTTAAAAGTATTACAGAAAGCAACTACGAACAATTTGAACTTTGAAGGGACAGTAACAGCCCCGGCAAGTACTGCATATGTGCTTGTTAACAATAAGATTTCGTCTATGGCTTCCGGGTTCTATGGCTATGTAGGCGAAGCTAACACACAGGACAAACTCTCTGATCTAAAGAGCGCTTTTCTATTGCATACATATACTGCTTCTGTTGTTGCAGAACAGGGACAGATCGGATCAAGCGCAGGTGATATCCAATCTTCAAC